CTTAATTTTATTTAACTCCCTGCATCTACCCAAACGTTGCCATAACGTGTGGGTAGATGCAATTCCGTTCTTATCAACACCAAGTATTTCAATCCGACCAGAATGTAGTCGTAAATAAATCTAAAGCATCGTCATTTTCCCATCAATTATCTGATAAACTCTGTCCGCTATATCCTTTAACCTTAAATCATGAGTAACAACAATAATAATTTTATTTCTTTTGTGTGCTAAATTCTTCAACAATTCGATCACTTTCATAGATCTTTCTGTATCTAAGGCAGCTGTTGGTTCATCTGCCAAAATATATTCAGGATCAGTATATAAGGCCCTAGCAATTGCCACACGTTGTTTCTGACCACCAGACAATTGATTAGGGTACTTTTTTAATAACTGTAAAAGTTCTAAATCTTCAAGAAGTTCATGCATTTTATTTTCTGTAAGATTATTTTGATTTATTTTGTCTACGAATTTAAATTGTTCTTCAACAGTTAAAAATGGCACTAAGTTATAAGATTGTAAAACAAAACCTATTTTTTTAAGCCGTAGATTGGTCTGTTTTCTTTTCGATAAATTTGTAATGTTAGTATTGTTGATTTTTACATTACCTTCAGTCGGAGTTTGTAGTCCACCAGCTATGGTTAAAAAAGTTGTTTTCCCAGAACCGGATGGCCCCACAACCAGAATAAGTTGTCCACTTTCTGCTTCGAAATTAATATTATCTAGTGCTACGTACTCGCTACTTCCTTCTCCAAAAACTTTTGTTACCGAATCAAAAATCAATTTTGACATCAAGTTAACCTCCAATAATCTTGTAAGGGTCAATCTTTGCAATTTGTCGGATAGGTATTAGAGCACCTAATAACGACATAAAAACAATACCTAATCCAGTAACAACTACATTGTTCGTATCAATGACAATTGGCACTTCACTTGGAAGACTCATAGCTGTTATTTCACCAAGTGTAATTGCTATGATAACACCCACAACTGACATAACAAGTGACTGAAATAAAGTGCTCAAAATAAGATATTGTGTTGAAACACCCTGTGCCTTCAAAACTCCTAAGTTGGGTAACTTTTGAACAGTGAGAATGTATAAAAAAATAGAAATAACAATCAAAATAATAATATACAAGAAACTAATCATAAAGTTAAAGGTAAGTTGTTGTGCACTATAACCTGGCAATTTATTAATAAATGTCTCGATATTTAATTGTTTTAAACCGTTTGGTATCTTTGAATTTTTTAACTTATCTTTGAATAACACTGCATTTGTTACTCCCTTATTAAGGGGTTGAATTGTGTCTGATGAAATATAAATAACAGGTAATGCACTTAAAGTTGCATTGGAAGTAAAACCTGTGATTTTAATTTTCATTGTGGAATTAGCAACTGTCAGGTAATCTCCAATCTTAAATCCATCATCTTTTAATTTATCTGATACTAAACCAAAATTTTTGCTAATGTTTTTACTACCACTTGTTAATTTAAGGTTTTTATATACGAATGATTGTGGGTCAACCGCTATTAATTGAGCATTCTCTTTTAACCCGCCTTTTGACTTTACAAGCATACTATATTGTGAAATTTTTGTTCCATTTTTAGGTAACCTGTTAATATTATCTTGTGAAAGGAACGACTGGGGTAACCGACCCTCAGAATCACTATTTAAGACAATGCTTGACGCATGCCATTCATTAACTGCAGATTTGTTTAACGTAGATAGCCCAGTAGCTAATCCAGTAAGAATTATCAACAGATAACTAACTAAAAATATTAGTACAATAATTAAGCTATAACGTAACTTTTCATGTAGCATTTCTTTAATGGCTAAAAACATAGTAATCTCCTAATTGTTAAATTGTATTTTTTATGTTACATAAATTGTTACAGATAGAAAGGTTTTATTATTTTAATAAAAATTAATATGGAAACAAGAAACTGAATAGGCATTACATAATATACAATTAATTTTAACATAAATTTTTACCACATAAAGAACTACCTTGCATCATGACTAATAAGACTTAATTTTGCGACCAATATTAATGTTGGTCATTTATTTTAAACGGTCAATTTTAACTAGTTTAACTACTTAACTTCAGTTAATGTTCCTGCATCCTCCCACACGTTGCCATAACGTGTGCCAAATGCAATACCGTTCTTATCAACACCAAGTACTTCAATCCGATCAGAATGTAGTCGGAAGTAATCGCCAACTGCCAATTTTTGACTAGCAGTTTTCTTACCATCCTTGTCGACCTTATCGACTGATGCAACGCCTAGTCCATTAGTGATCCAATTGATATCCTTACCGCCAGCAAGTTCATAGTTAACAACCTGCCACATACCATTGACATATTTCATGGCATCTACTCGATATGCAGGACGACCCTTGAAATGCTCACCAACATGTAAGACCTGATCGGGCTGGTTCACAGTTGGCTTAGTACCTGGTTTTGTAGTCGCTTGCGCCTGAACAGTTTTTTCTGACCAATCAAGCAGCAATGTTGAACCGTCCAGTCCTAATGACTTCCAATTGTTAGTGTATTGCCAAGCAATCACCCCGTCTACTGATGGAAAGTAGTTAAAATCTGGATATGACGTGCCAGGATAACCAGCTATCCAAGTTACATTAGGAAATGCTTTATTAACAGCAGTATGGTTAACATGTTCATTGATGAAGTACTTACCAGTGTAGAACCATGGAATAAAGCCAGCATTCTTAACGTCTTGCATAAAAGCAATAATTGCATTGGCATTGGCGTTCTTATTGGTACCGGTTGTGGCAGCATCTTCATAATCTAATGCTAAGATTGAGCCCTTAGCTAGTCGTGCCTTTGCTTGTGTAAGGAAATACTTAGCTTCAGCATGAGCATTTGCAACATTGCCACCAAACATTGCGTAATGATAACCGGCAGTTTTTAGTCCTGCTTGATCAGCGTGATTCACTTGATTAGTTGCTTTAGGGTTAATGTAGCCTGTCCCCTGTGTAATTTTGACAATTGCTGCACCAGAGCCCTTAGCTTTCAATCCTTGGAAGTAAGCCAATGTATCGGGTTGATAATTTGCCACATCATTAAATTCAAATTTAGTCATTAGTCTTACCTCCATGTAATGTTGAAACTGCCAATTCAATTACTGCATCCAATTGCTTACTATCAAATTTTAATCCTAGCTTATTAGCATTCAGTTTGTTAGTTAAGAAGTTCAAAGCAGATTGTTTCTTTTCTGCTGATCCTTGTAAATGTGTTTCTGCATATTGCACCGCCTGCATTGCCCACTCGTTCAATAGTAACAAATTTTTATTTTTCGTATGGGAAACAAAAAAACGGCTTGCTGCGTGTGCAACTGCCGTTAATACTCCCGTGCTCCAAAGAGCTAACACCCATTCACTAATATGATTAATGTTCATTTTCTAACTTATCCTCCAATTCTTTAATGCGTTGCGTCAATTTTTCAATAGATGCATGTGCTTTTTGCAATTCTGCTGTTAGTTCAGCATTTTGTTCAATCAGCTTATTGTTTGATTTCATCAACTCGTTATACATCGTAATAAAATCTTTATCAGCTGAGACAGTTTTAGCGACATTCATTTTCCAAATGGCCAACACTCCAGCCACTGAGGCGGAAAGAAATCCCAATAAAGCTGTCCAAGTAGCTTGACTCATTAACCTACCTCCGTACTTTAAACAATGTATTGTCAGTCAACAAATCAATCAGTATTCTGACTAATAGAAACATCAAACCAAGCGGAACCAATGTAATGTGAAGTGTGTTCAGATCGCTCAACAAAAATGCACTCATCATCATGCCCACGACGCCCGCTGCAGCTAATCGTGTTATTTCCCGAATATAGTACCAATTGATGTCCCAAATTGATTGCACAATCATTACTACACCAATTGCTATAACTATTAAACGAAAGCTAGGTTGCGCCACCAATTGAAATGATGCTGGAATATGGACATCCAATACAGAAAAACCGATACTAAACATAAACGCAACGGTTATCAGCTCAGCACCGGTTATTATCCAGAATCTATTTTTTATAATATGTTTAATCATCAAATTAAATGTTCCTTTCATGTTACTTGATCCAATACGTCGAAGCTCTTGGCTCGGTCCATAAATTGTTAAATGCATCAGTCTTATTAGTTAATGTATGACCGGCGTAAATGCCAACTTCACCATTTGTATCGAACACGAAGTCAACATGTACTCCAGTGTTATTTGTCACTTTATCTACACCAGAAGATGATGCAGATGAAGCATAAGTTATAATACCTGGATTAGTAATATTGCTAGGAATGTTACCAATTTTAAGGTATGTAGCTCGACCTTTTGCAGTTAAATTGTCAAACGCACCATGTATCGATACCTGTACGCCAACAGCTGTTTCATAGAATTCAACAATGACGGATTGATATTTAATACTAGCAGATGTAGCATTACTACGACTTGATACATTGCCTTGCAAGACGACATTATTTTTAAATGTTGTGCTTCCAGAAAATGTATTGTTACCGCCAATAGTCTCGTTACTAGATTTGTGGACGATATCTGAATCATTTGAGGCTTTGACGTTGATATCTCCCGTTCCATTAAAGTTAACACCATTTATTTTACGTGCTGTAGTCAATTTATTTGCAGACCCGGCATTTCCTGACACGCTACCACTAATAGTTGAACTAAATGTTTTAGTGCCTGTTATATTCTCATTACCCGAGTTATGAACTACAGCTGAATCTTGCGCAACAAGGCCACTATTGCTAGGTAATACATTTACCCAACTTTTCCCATTATAGTTTTGTAAATATCCACCCTGTGTCATACGCCACATTGCATTATAACTATTATTATTTTGAAAGTTAGGTAAGAAATAAATAGATTGGTCAGATGCCACAATCATGTCTTCAGAACCAGGGTTCACGGATGGAATAGCAGTTGAATCTATGGTTCCATCTTTAATTTTATTAATAACATTAAATGGAGATTCACCACCACCTATAACTGTTAATCCACCCGAACTTAATGCGATACCTGCACCATAACTATCTTGTGCATAATATGAACCCATTCTTCTGACAATCGTTGAGTCGCCGCTTGAATCTTCAAATTCAAGTATTGCAGTCTCATCTGTAGAAGTTACCTCTTTATAAAAATAATTAGCTTTTGAAATACCATTAACAGTCAAAGTATTGTTGAACGTCTTATAACCAGAAATTGATTCATTGCCAGATTGGTGAACAAGGTTACTATCATTTGCTGCATTTACACTGATATCTTTTGTTCCATCAAATGCAGTTCCATTCACTTTACGAGCCGTTTGCAATTTAGTTGCTGATGCTGCGTTACCAGTTGTATTTTGATTACCTTGCGTATTAACGCCTGGAAGATTAATGTTACTGCCACCATCGAAACTAACACCACCAATTGTACGAGCAGTACGTAATTTATCAGCCGTGCTTGCGTTTCCTGATAAATTACCATTAATAGCGGAACTGAAAGTTTTGGTACCAGCCAATGTCTCATTTCCAGATAAATGGACTAATTCCGCATCATTAGCAATCTTTTCCCATTGAACAGTACTGCCTGATGTGTAGCCTATATAAGCATCCATAGTTTTTAATCCATAAAGCAATAAAAGGCCACCATCTTCAGAATTATTATATGGAATCACCTCCATAACTCCCCACTGGTTATCACCAATTGGCAGCCCACTCACTTGACCAGTATAAATTCTCCACTGACCTGCATATGTTGCCATTTTAGTAATTAAATCACTTAACTCACTAAATGGAGCAGTTCTATTCGAAAAAGCTCCTTCAATTTGTTTACTAAATTTTGCGGTATCTGAAAATGTTTTAACGCCTGATATAGACTCATTACCAGTCTTATGAACTGCAGCACTATCAATTTTGTTATCTGCATTAGTACGATTAGTAGTTTCAGTTTGCACTTGTTTTTGGGTATCACTAACTGCTTTTGTTAGAGTTGCATCTGCAGATGAACGAGCCACACTTTCACTGTTCAATCCACTATTCACGGTATTAAATTGATTGGTTAGCCCTACATCTGCAGCTGATCTAGAACTTGCCTCTGAGGCTAAATTATTTGAAAGACTTGTATCTGCAGCTGAACGTGTTGTTTTTTCAGTATTAAGGGAAGCAGTGGCTGAACTATCCGCTTGCGAACGTGCGGTAGCTTCAGCTTGAATAGCATTTGCATTTATAGCGTCCCCACTTTTACGGTCAGAAACTTCTGTTGTTAGAGAATTGTTAATAGTCTTATCTGCATTAGTACGATTAGTGGTTTCAGTTTGTAAATCAGCCTGAATTGCCACTGGCTTACTATTAACAGTTGGCACTTTAGTGAAATTAAATTGTGCATTTAATGTTTGATCAATGTCTTCAATAACAACCTTCCAAGATGTAAATGTATCAGATTTAATGTAATTACGTATATATGTTTTATCCGTCTTTATATCGTTAAATACTTGAATATTACCGGTGGAAATAAGCGTGTACTGTTCTGATGTTCCACCTGGCTTATTGCTGGTAGTCTTCGTCTCTAAAGTCGATAAATAGTTACCATTTGTAGTCAGAGTATTTAAATCAATATTTGCAGTAATTTGGTGAATATTAATGTAATCAACTGTATTGGCATTGCCCGATATAGAACCAGTAATTTTTTGCTTGAATGTCTTAATACCATCAATGATTTCATTGTTAGTTAAGTGAACAACCTTTTTATCTACTGATAATGGTGCCACTTGGTCTTTAATATAAGCAACCAAAGCATTGTAATCAGCAACCGTCAACATTCCAGCAGTTTGTGTGTTGATCGTGATAACAGATGTATCAGAAATTGCAAAAGAAACATCTAAGGCAATTGTTTGAACCTGATTTCCACTGAATGCTGGCACATTGGTAGCTTCATTGGTGTTAATATAACCTAACACGAAATTAGTCTTGTTAAACGTCCCTACAAGAACGATTCCTTGTAGATTGTAACCAGATGTTAAATCAGCATTATCAATCTGCAACCGAGTTTCAACCGTGTTGCTTTGTGCTGATACAGTTCCAACTGACTTAATTTGCTTAGGACCTAGTGATGAAAGTTGCGTGAATACCAAAGTATCCGTTAACTTTGTCGCAAAAGTATAAACCTGTGTGATATCAATACTGCCTTTTGCAGCAAGTACTTCAGTTAAGGTATCTTTACCTTCAGTGGTGAATTTAAAATTCGTAAATTTATTTGCCATCTATTACTCCTCTCCTTTGACCTCGTATGTGACAGTAGCAGATGTTAAGCCACGAACAGATAACACAGCATTAGAATTATCAACAAAACTCACTTCATCTACTCGGACACCAGCAGCAACACCATTTTTAATTCGTTCCAAAATATAATTTTGTTCAAAATCAGAGCGGGCCCATTCTAGTGGAATATTTCTAATTCTAATTGCCAATGGCTCACCGTCATTCAGAGTACCGTTTTCATATTGTCGCAATGATTCAATTCGAATTTTATCTGGCTGAATGTCTAACGAACGTGCAATCATATTGATTAAGCCATTGATCGTTGAATTACCCATATTGGTCGCTTGCTTAGACCTAATCATGATACGGTAAAAATCATCATCTGCTGATCCACGTTGCTGATTAAATTGATCACCAATTCTATCTAGCGCCTTACCGTTTGCTTTGGCCAACTTTCGAATAATGCTATGCTTACCCAAATAATAGTTCATCAAGCGGTTATAACTATTGTTCAATCGATTAGCGTGAGCATTAATCAACTCATTCACATCGGTTGCAATTGGCAAGTCATCCCCAATGCTTTCAGAATAAAAGACATGGTTTTCGTCAGACGACAACCGATCACTATTAAAATTTATCGCCATTAGAAAATCCCTCCAAAAATTTCAACTTCATTATCTTCGCTGATATGGTTATGTATTGCGTAACGCGTGGTGTCCATTGCGTGGTCGTTTTCCTTAACAGGCACGCCCTTTTTCTCATCCCAAACATAGTCAAAGATTTCACTCTCAAACTCTTTAGCAGCTGCTCGAACCACAAATAAACGATTGGCTTTAATCATCTTAGCGACATCTTCCACGCCCTTCATGATTTTTTTGTCAGCATTGCGTGCATCTAAATCCTCGTTAATAAATCTAGCAACGTGTTCAGGTCTCGCTGAATCACACCAAAAGGGGATGTCGCCATAGCGTTTCTTAACATCTAAGGCAATATCGACCCAATAATCAATCTCTTCATGTTGTGCTGCATGTTCTTCAACTAAGTAATATTTATGATCATCAGTTTCACCCCACACTTGGATAACGCCTGAATGTTCATATCCCCAATCGACACCAGCAAAGTAATTGGTTAATTCTGGTACTTCACCTTTGGTAACGAAGTGCTTTTTCTCATCAAAATCTCGATAAACAGCGCCTTCACCATTGACCCATAAGCCTAATATTTTGCGGTCATAGTACATCCCCGTTGGTGTTTCAGCTTTAAGATGCTTCACGTAATCAGGAGATAAGAATGTATTGTCGTCAAGGACGAAATGCACTCTCTTAATACCTGCTTCAGGGTTTTTGTTATCGATATACTCTTTTTTCAGCCAATGTGTTGGTGAATCAGGGTTGGTATCTAGCAAAATGTGTGAATGAGGCATTGATGCACGAGATAGTATTTCATCAAAAACAGCACGATTAGCAAGGGATGCTTCGTTGATATAAGCACCATAGGCAGTCATACCACGAACAGCACCAACACCACGTTCAGAATTGGTAAAAGCAACGACAATCTTCACACCAAATAACTTAAAACTACCGTGTTTGTCATACTTAGGCTCCCAACCATACTTCTTAGTCAACTCATTAATGACGTTGTTATCCAATGTCTTACTTGAGTAACCAGCCAATATGTATTGTGGGCTGTAATCGCCATTACTTTTAGCAATACGACTAACTCGTAACACGTCATGCAAGAACACATCATTATTGACCACCGTCTTACCAGTACGGACAGCACCATCTAATATCAGCGTTCTGAAGTCGTCTGACATGGCAATGTTCAATACCTGACGTTGTTTACGTGTGTATGCTTTTTTAAGTGTTAGTTTCTGCTTCATCATTTTGTTCACCTGCTTGTAGTGCATCCATAATCTTAGCCAACATCACTTCTTCACTCGATTGATCATCATCAACACGAGCCGCCTTAGCTTCTGCCAATATTGCTTCAGCTTTGGCACGTCTAACTTGTGCATCACTTAATGCATCTGGTTGTTGCTTATTCAATTCAGCCAACAAACGTGCCTGTGCAGCTTGCTTATCATACAAATCAAGGACAACACCATCACGGCCTATTGATACCTTTTTGATTAGGCTCGTATCAACTTTTGACTTATCCTTGAGTTGCACCCATGAACGATGAGATATTAACGGCTTACCGTCCTTGTCTAGCATATCTTTACCGTAGTCATCCTTAATAGAGACGTTATTTTTACCAAAGTCCAAATAGTCCCCAATGTCTGAAAATGCCTGCTTCATCAGGTCTGCTAGAATATCTTCCTTATTAGCGCCTAGGTCATGCAATCTTGCCTCACGCATTTCCTGAATGAGTGATTGTATCCTAACATTTCCTAACATCCGTGGTCCTGCTGCAAGAGCTGTTTTGTAGTCCACATCATACACATTGATATATGCTTGCGTAGCATTGAATAGTCTCACATATTCGATAACAAAAGCTTTTTGCTTATCAGTCAATTCACTATCAGCTAGTTCATCAATGACCTGTTCCACTTCATTTTTGGGTGCACCCTTTTTGCTTTTTGTGTGCACACTTTTTTGAGGTGGTGCACTCTTATTTCGCACCCATTCATAACGCCTTTTCCAACTCTTAACCGTATTGATTGTTACACCATACTTATCGGCAATGTCTTTGTACTTCATACCAGCGTTATAATCTTGTTCTGCGTATTCCCACTTCTCGGTCATCACATATCACCCACCTCGCTTTTTCTTTTGCGCTTCATCAGCTTTCTTTTTCTTATTATCAATCGTGCCGATAATCTGATCTTCTAATCGGCGATACCATTGGCTACTCATCTACATACCGTACTCCTTTGTATAATTTATTTGTGCTATACTCTTTATAGTTAA